GGGGGGGGGGGGGGTAGTTTAGTTTTTGACAGTGGACTGTCAGTACCCTGAACTCGGACCTAAATTAGAATTTTCCCTTATAGAAAAATTATTATAACTATTATTTATATAATAAATATATTATATGCGCTGTCTATCTAATCCATATAAAGCCTGGAAGGCTTCTCCTTACTAGGTCAACCTGTCCCACTTCTTCTTGGTGTTTGCGTAAGTCTTGGGATGGAAGATGGCATCTGGGTTAACCATGTAATAGTTGGGCATGGTTCGTTTTGTTAAGCCACGTTCCTTAAGCTGTTTGTATATCCTCGATAGTCTGGGGGCATCCCAACCATCAAGCATGGTAAGTGGTACATAAGCCAGGTTCTCTATTGAGTCCAGTCGAGCCAGAATCACTCTGAACAGTTGTTGTTCTGGTTTAGTCAGGTCAAGGAGTATATCTAGGAAGGGGAAGCCTTGGGACTTGTTGTTGTAGGTAGTCTGGTACCCTACTGCGTGAAACATAGGATGCTTCCTCTGATGGTTGGTTTTCTTCTTGGCCGCAATGGTGTATTCGTAGTCTGGATTGATCTCAAGGATCGTTGAGTTGGTTACTGTCTTCTCTTCCATTGAAGGTTCTCTGTATGCGCTGAGGCGTGGTTGAATCCAGTCTAATCCCAATGAATGAAGATGTGCAATGGGGTGGTATGCTTTACTACAAAATCACTATAAAAAATCCAATAAAATCAGTAGGTTATTTTTGTATAAATACTTTATTAGGGGATTATTGGTGGATATTGCCCCACCACGGGCAGTCGCAGCCCCGCCCTACCGCTCCGCTGCGGGCGGCGGCCACGCCAGCCCGTGGTGGAGCGGTAGGGTAGTTAAGTAAATATTATAAGAAAAGGAATTATCGGGTATGGATACTCTCTTCCCTTCAACAGGGGAGCTGGTACCTACATGCAATACGATACTCATATTCAGTGGGCTCTCTCATTGCACTTTCCCACCTTGGATTGGAGGATTTATAAAGCCCTGTTGTGGCAAGAATCCAGGTTCAATGCTCAAGCTGTGTCCCCTGTAGGTGCGCAAGGTATTGCTCAGTTCATGCCCGCTACCTGGGCGGAGTGGGCGCCCAAGGCTGGCATGGCAGGTAAACGACCCTACGATGCAGAAGCCAGCATCACCACCGGAGCTCGTTACCTGGCTCATCTCTATGGTTCATGGCACAGCCCGCGGCCTGACATTGATCGAATCTGTTTGATGCTGGCTTCGTATAACGCTGGTATGGGTAACCTGCTCAAGGCTCAGAAGAAGGTGGGCGGTAAGTTGCTGTACAAAGAGATTATCCAAGGTCTTCCTGAAGTAACAGGCAAGCACAGTAAGGAGACCATCGACTATGTGCAGAAGATCCTGTCGTATTACCTCCATTCGGTAATAGGGTAACCCTCAGATTAAACGGGGTATTTTCTAAGAAAAAATATAATTGCCGCGATATGTTGCCGGGTAACTAACACGAGAGTTTGAGTGTGGATGCCCTGACAGTTGATCAATTCCGGGATGCCTTACCCGATAAAATGAAAAAGGCAATCAACCCAGAGTTGATTCACAAGATCAATACCACGCTCTCTGATCCCGATATGTACGAGGTGTATCGGGAGAACCTGTTGAGCTATGCCTCCATCATGCAGGACGGTAAGTTCAAGCTCACCAACTACATTGATGCAGTCAAGTATGTGAGTCACAAGCTGTCAGGCAAGACCAGCTTGGATTCCTTTTCACTAACCTTCCCTGACAAGTTGCATCGCTGGGCTCAGCAAGGGGTGGCTTCTAAGGACCAAGCCAGCTACATCACTGCTTACAACAAGAGCAAACTGGTTACGCTCATCATGGAACAGAGCCTGATCCCTTCGTGGGTGCTCAACCAGGATCTGTACCAGAAGGCCTTGAACTGCCAAGCCGCTCTGATGATGAACGAGGATGTTAGTCCAATGGTTCGAACTACCGCGGCTAACAGCCTGCTTACTCATTTGAAGATGCCTGAGACACAGAAGGTGGAACTGAATGTCGGGATCAAGAAAGATTCCAGCATTACCGATCTACGCAATGCTGTCATAGAGCTGGCCGCGGAACAGAAGAAAGCTATCCAAGCAGGCCTGATGAACGCACAGGAAATTGCTTACAGTCCAGTGGTTATCGAAGGGGAAACTGCGTGAGTGAGGATTTCAATGTCCTTGCTACGCTGAAAGTAGAGGATTATCTCAACAGGGTAAGTTACGAAATACCTGCAGACTATGTTCCTTCAGACTTCGCGCTGCAGTTCGTTACATTCGTCAAACTGGTTCACGGGGTGCAGGGGCCGGAGAATAAAACTCCGCTCATGCACTATTACATGCTGGATACGCTTACTCGAGGTGGTAAGCGGGTAGTCAATCTATGCCACCGAGGTTCGGCAAAAACGACCGTCATGGCCCAGTACATGATCCTGTTCATCGCTGTCTATGGTGACTTGCCGGGACTACCAAATATCAAGTATGCCCTGTACGTCTCCGACAGCATGGAGAACGGGGTAAAGAAAATGCGTCTGCGCTTGGAGCAGATGTGGGACCAAAGCTCTTTTCTCCGAGAGTACATACCACTAACCAAGTTCACGGATGTCCGTTGGTACTTCGAAAATGCGGACGGTAAACCTTTTGTGGTAACCGGTCACGGCGCAAAGACCGGGGTTCGGGGTACAGTAGAACTTAACACCCGTCCGCAGTTAGCTATCCTGGATGACTTGATCTCAGATGCGGATGCGTCTTCCCCTACCATCATTGCCTCTGTAGAGGATACCGTCTACCAGGCCATCACCTACGCGCTGCATCCTAAGAACAACCTGATTATCTGGTGCGGTACCCCATTTAACCAAAGGGATCCGCTATACAAAGCGGTGGAGTCGGGTGCATGGGAAGTCAACGCTTTCCCTATCGCGGAAAAATTTCCCTGTTCCCGAGCAGAGTTCCGCGGATCCTGGGAGGATCGTTTCACCTACGACTATGTGAAGCAGGCTTATGAGATGGCAGTCAAGACAGGAAAGGTGTCTGCTTTCAACCAAGAGCTGATGTTGCGAATTATGTCAGATGAAGATAGATCGGTTCTGGATTCAGACATACGTTGGTACAAGAGAGAACTTGTAGTACAGAACCGGGGAAAGTTCAACTTTTACATTACGACCGACTTTGCCACCAGTGAAGCTGAGGCCGCGGATTTCTCCGTTATTTCAGTCTGGGCTTACAACAATGTTGGTGATTGGTTATGGGTTGACGGTGTGGTAAAGCGTCAGCAGATGGATGTGAATGTTGACGACTTGTTTCGCATGGCCCAAATATACTCACCACAACAAGTGGGTGTAGAGATTTCTGGGCAGCAGAAAGGGTTCATACCCTGGATACAAGAGCAGATGATGGTACGCAATATCTACTTCCCACTGGCATCCGATCATAATAGCAAGGAGCTGGGCATCAGACCCAATACCAATAAGGTTCAACGCTTCAACACAGGTGCTGTGCCCCTGTTCAAGGCGGGAAAAATCTACTTTCCAGAAGAACTTAAAGGGGATCTGCGTATTTCTGAATTCTTGGATGAGTTGAGATTAGCTTCACCCGGAAAATTTCGCAGTAAACATGATGATTGCCTTGATACGCTATCCATGATTCAGAGTTTGAAGCCGTGGAAACCCTCTGAAGAAGCACCTTTGCGCCACCACTCGTCTGGTGTTTATGAAGCAGACGTAGAGGAAGAGCTTGGGGACAACCTATCCTCCTATGTAGTGTGAGGTTTGAGCATGACGTTAGATGATATTTACGATGCCCTGGCTACCGGGGAGTTGAGTCAGGTTATCCTGGGCAACGACGGTACCGGAGTCCTAGAAATTCCCGAAGACAGGCGACGCCAGATACGGCGTTCCCTGCAGTTGGGGCTTACCGACCTGCACACACGCTTCCTTATTCGTGAAAAGCGTGTGAAGGTTACGACGATTCCAGGAAAAAACGTATATTTGCTAGATAGCAAATATGCGGTAAGCAATACCAAATCCACAGCAACCAAGTATCTTGTGGATACAGAAGATCCGTTCGATAACAGCCTACTCCAAGTAGAGAGAATCTATGATGCCTTGGGTAACAAGATCAGTCTCAATGAATTGAGTAATGAACTCGCCATCCGTACCTTGTCCGATAATACGTTGCTGGTCCCAGAAGGCTTTGATACAGCTACTGTGCTAAGTTCGGCTGGCTTGGATACCACAAGCCTCATGGTCTATTACCGAGCTGACCATACACCCCTGGATAAGTATGTTGCCGATGCGGCACCCACGATTGTACCCATCGCTCTGCCATCAAAGTACATGCAAGCCCTCCTGTATTTCATCGCCCACCGTGCCCTGAATCCGATCGGATTCAACGATCGAACACATGAAGGCAACAACTTCGCTCAAAAGTATGAAATGGAGTGTCAGCGGTTGGTGGGTATTGGGGCCGGAATCGAGACGGTAACTTCGGATGATCTGGTTAGGGATGCAGGTTGGGTATGAGTAAACTAATGTACCTCCGCGGCAGAGACTTTATCTGCTGGCTTTTATTCGGCCACCTCTGGGATATGACACAAACCCGACGAATGGCCAGTAGAACCATGAACAAGTGCCTGCTTTGTGGAAAAATAGCTGCCGGACCTGGCTAAAAAAAGGCCCCATGAAGGGGCCTTAATATCTGCAGTAAATTATTGGATACGCGGGTACTGCGTCACAAGACCCAAGTAAATTTTACCCATGAAGGATTCATGGTTAGCATCTAGAGTCTGGATAAGCTCATACAAGTGCTCATTATCTTCTCGTCCGTCCCAGACTTTGCAGTAGGTGCCTTCTCGATAGCCGAAGTCCTGGCGAAAGTGATTAAGAACACTTTTTCCAACATAGAGTCGGTAAAGCTCATCGAGGGTAAGTTCAGCTGCAACCATCAGTTGCGCAAACTCGACGGGAACAAACTGTTCATAGGTCAGGGCAGACCTTGCGACTGCTTCCACCAGATCCTGAAAAGTAAGTTCGGGGTCAGTAGGTTCATTCAAACCAGCAAGCAGATCCTTAATCACGGTATTGGGGTTCTCCTCGTGCTGCAACAACCAGCTAAGTCCAAAGTGCCAGATGTCTACCAATTCCAGACGTACTTGAGCTAAGTCCGGTTCCTGATGTTTCCACCATTTCCACCCGTAGTGATCCAGTAGTTCTGCACATTCCGTCCAGATTGCCCTGCACCAGGAATAATCCTGGGATCGCCAAGAGAAATTTACCTTGGTGTTCACCTCGTCCTGTAAATGCAGCATGTGTTTGATCTGACGTGAGGCAATAACTTCATCAAAATCAAATTTCATCAGAAATTTCCTGGTTGGTTTGTTTAACTCAGCCCAAATTTCTCCGGCTGAGATGGTGGTATGCAGGTAGACCAGGCGATCAACCCTACAAGTGAACAGACGCAGCAGCCCCTAACTGCTTGGAAAAACGCGCCGACCATAACTGACCTGAAACAAGATTTCACGGATGCTAAGTCAGCGCGGGATACACATACCTCCAAGGTGGAGGAGTGGCTGGACAACCTGCATGTACGCGGTAGCGCCAAGGTACAGTCGCCAAAGGGCCGCTCTAAGTTGGTACCCAAGCTGATCCGCAAACAGGCGGAGTGGCGATATGCCGCTTTGAGCGAACCCTTCCTCAGCACCAGGGAACTATTCGCCGCGGAGCCGGTTAGCTGGGAAGATACCAAGTCTGCATACCAAAATCAGTTAGTCCTGAATCACCAATTCAATACCCAGATTGATCGGGTACGTTTTATCGACGAATACGTTCGTACCCTGGTGGATGAGGGTACAGCTATCGTCAAGGCACTGTGGGATTTCGAAGAGGAAGAAGTAGAAACCGATGTACCTGACGTAAGGTTCTTCGTTAATGAGGGACTAGCTCCCCTGTATGCTGAGCTGACACAACTCAAGCAAACCAATCTATCAGAGTATGAACGCTCAGTACCTGAAGAGCTTCGCATGGCTCACGACCTCACAGAAAAAGAGGGGGTGCCAGTAGAGCCAGTAGTTCAGGGGATTAAGAGGGTCATGAAGAAGCGCACATTGCGCAACAGGCCTGACTTGGAAATATGTGACTATCGCTCTATCACGGTAGATCCTCTGTGCAAGGGTAATGTTGACAAAGCTCGCTTCATTATCCACAGCGTAGAGACCTCCTTAGCTGAACTGCAGAAGGATGGTCGCTATACAAATCTGGATAAGATCAACATCGAGGCGGCTAATATTTTAGGCCATCCCGATTCCTTGGTAACTACGGACCCTAATTTCAACTTCAAGGATAGAGCCCGCAAGAAATTCCTCATGCACGAATACTGGGGCTACTGGGACATCCATGGCACCGGAAAACTTGTGCCCATAGTTGCTGCCTGGGTAGATACTGTCCTGGTGCGGATGGAAGAGAATCCGCTACCACACCGAAAATTGCCGTTTATACTGGTTCAGTATCTCCCGGTACGAAAAGAGTTCTACGGAGAGCCTGACGGCCATCTGTTGGCTGATAACCAGAAAGTTGCAGGTGCCGTAGCCCGCGGCATGATTGACATCATGGCCCGCTCAGCCAATGGACAGGTGGGCGTCAGAAAAGACGCCCTCGATGCGGTAAATAAACGCCGTTTCGAATTGGGACAGAACTATCAATTCAATCCTACCGCCGATCCGCGGCAGGCAATCTTCATGCACGTCTACCCAGAGATTCCGCAATCAGCCGCTTTGATGCTGCAAATGCAACACCAGGAGGCGGAGTCTCTCACTGGCGTTAAGGCGTTCAGTGGTGGACTGTCCGGGGATGCCTTGGGAGACGTTGCTACTTCCGTGCGTGGCGTACTTGACGCTGCCTCCAAGCGTGAACTAGGTATTTTGCGTAGGCTCTCACAAGGCCTAGTAGAAATTGGCCGAATGATTCTGGCCATGAACTCCGAACTGCTCGATGACGTTGAAGTCGTTCGAATTACCAACGATAAGTTCATTCCTGTTAGGCGGGAAGACCTGGCTGGTAACCTGGATCTGCATCTGACCATAAGTACAGCCGAGGAAGATAATGCTAAGGCTCAGGAATTAGCTTTTCTGCTTCAGACCTTGGGTAACACCATAGACCAGGAGATGGTCTACAAGATTGCTTCCAAGATTGCCACACTTCGAAAGATGCCCGATCTAGCCAAGGAACTGGCCGAGTGGCAGCCACAACCAGACCCTATGCAGCAAAAGTTGCAAGAACTCGAGATGTTGAAGCTGGAAACAGAAATTCAACTTCTCCTTGGCAAAGTCGATGAAGTAAAAGCCAGTGCCATCTTGGATCAGGCGAAAGCTATAACCGAACAAGCCAAAGCACGGGCTCTTGGAAGCGAAGCAGATATGAAGGATCTCAACTTCGTTGAACAAGAATCCGGTGTTCATCAGGAACGTGCTCTTCAGCTGCACGGTGAACAAGCGCGCTCACAAATGCAACTGAAGTTGCTGGATAACTGGGTAAAAAATCAGAAGAGTTCCAAGAAATAAGGCAACCTAGTAAAAATATAGGAAAAAGTATTTTCTCTTGGATAAGGTCGCGCCCGATCTACCTATTAACTCACGAGCACTGATACGGGAAGACCATGACTACTGATGCTATCCATGAAATTGAGTTGAGTATTACCCAGGCCCAGGAATTCATTCGCCGTGCAGAGGCTTTGGAGCGTCTATATAAAAACCCTGATTTCCAAGAAATCGTGGTTAAAGGTTACTTTGAACGGGAGCCCATTCGGCTTGTTCACCTCAAGAGTGACCCCAACATGCAAGCGCCCGATCGACAGACTGGCATCATCAAAGAGATGGATGGTATTGGCTCTCTCCGCGGGTATTTCCAAGTGGTTTTCATGCAGGGTAACCAAGCACAGGAGGCCATCTCCGAAAGCGAAGAAGCTCTCGAAGAAATCCGTAAAGGCGGGGAGGACGAGTAATGTCTGACCTGGATAACCAACTCGAAACTGATGCACCTGCCACAGGTGAAGTGAATTATTTGGCCCTCTCTGACGAAGAGCTGCTGAACTTGCCTCAGCCGGGAGAGGTTCCCATTGCTGATGAGCAGGCTGAGACCGAAGAGGTATCCGGGGATGACAACCAAACTGTTAACCAGACTGGAGACTCTGCTACTGACGCTGACGGTGCTGGTAGTGGGGACACCGACTCAACCACAACTACTGATACAGCAGCGGACAACGACGCTGCCGTCGAAGGCGGCGAAGCGGAAGTGGCCGCTGCTGTA